TAGGTGTTAAAGTAGGTGTTAAGGTAGGTGTTAAAGTAGGTGTTAAGGTAGGTGTTAAGGTAGGTGTTAAGGTAGGTGTTGGCGTTAAAGTCGCATCAGGTGTAGATGTAACACTTGGTGTAGGTGTGATAGTAGATGTATTGGTTGGAGTATTAGTTGGTGTGTTAGTTGGAGTATTAGTTGGAGTTGGAGTTAAAGTCGCATCAGGTGTAGATGTAACTGTCGGCGTATTAGTTGGTGTTAATGTAGCCGTTGGTGTTTGACTTACGTCTATAGTGTTTGTTGGCGTAGCGGTATTTGTTGGAGTAGGTGTTGGTGTTGGAAAACCACAATCCTCAGTTGTAAAAGATACACTACATGTCGCACCATTTACACAACCTTGGTATAGCCAATTTGTTGTATTAGGTGAAGGAAATATCGGAGCCGGATTATAAAATGTTACACCAGCTAAATTCCAACCTGAAATTTCCCATCTTGTACCTGACCACTGTATTGAACCATTATTTGGTGAAATCCATTGATTTTGTCCATTAAATAGTGTTGTCGATAATGTATATCTAACCGTCTCCGTAAATCCATTACCTTCAAACACACCATCATAATAAGTGACATTTAGACATGGTCCTGTAGCACTAGGTGTAAGTGTTGGTGTTGGCGTGAGAGTAATAGTAGGGGTAACAGTAGGTGTCGCTGTCGGTGTAGGTGATGGTCCGAACCCGAAACATTCACAAACCACACATAAATCGGCATCTATAACTTTAATACAAAACGGTATATTTTCATAAATTGTCGGTAAATTAAATGTCGCAGGAAAATCAGCATTAGTCGCCACCTGACCAAGATATGTTTGTTGGGATAACGCATCACAACTATCAGCCACCCATATTTGAAATGGTGATACTCCTGTCGCACTATCTATACCTACTGTTGTACTCATTTATTTATCTATTATATTATTATAGTAACTCACATTATTAAGTGAATATGTTATTTTACTATAAGTATTTATCTCTCTTTCAATTTTATTTTTTTTATCCATAATATTATAATGGTAAACATTCAAAAGTGGTTGGACTACATTCTCCACCAAAAAGGTCCACAACTTTACCATATAAACCCGCGTTTGGACCCACAGTTTCAGTTACAATTTTTGCTATTCTAAATTGACCCGTGCCCGTATCTGTTGGATTAACCCAATAAGCGTAAAATCCACCTTCAATACCATTTGTTATCCCATAAATAAATGTAGGTTGTAATGGGTCATTATCACAAGTTTTTTCTGAAGTAACATTGAAGTTATTATTACAAAAAGCATTACATATTGTAACTCCAGCTGAAATATAAATCGTAAATTCACCACTTGGTTGTGAACTAGGTGTTGGTGTTGGTGTAGTTGTATTAGTAGGTGTCGGTGTTGGTGAATCAATTGGCGTACTTGTCGGTGTTGGTGTCGGTGTTGGAGTCGGACTTTGTGATGGTAGAGGTGAATTGTCAGTTGGACATTGAGTACAGTTAGGGTATCCCGTATCTAAACTTAACGAGTATGATGGCCCTGAGTAACCTGTTATATCTTCAATATATTCCCAACATCCTGGTACTTCATTAAATGTTGAAACATTATTAGCTCCAGGATTAACAACATTTAACCCATATAATGTATCGGTATTTGTTAATTGTGAACCTGAGAATACTATATCGTAGAACTGAGTTTGTCGTTGTGATGACGTATGATAACCTATTTTACCTTGGTCTGCAAATTTAATTAATTCATTACCCGTCGCGTATGATGGTGCCGAGGTCCACGTATTAATATCATTCAAGTCTATACTCACTAATAAGGTATATGGGTTGGGGTTACCTGTTTGTACACAATCCGTACACTGTGGTAATACTATAGAATCACCCATCATTTTAGTAGTATATACATCTATAGTCGTCCCTGTTTTTATTACCTTAACTCTTACATCACCCTGGTTAGAATAAAAATTATAAGTTGAACCATTACTACTACCATTTCCTGAAAAAGGACTAGTACCTTCCCATACATACGTATCGAAAGAATTGGACCCATTAGTGAACGCTAGCGTAGGATTATTTAAGTTATACCTTATGTCGGCCTTATCATATTGTGAATTAAATGTCAATAATAAAGACTGTGTTGAACCTGAAGGACCATAAATACCTTCATCATCTTTAATTGTCGATAATACGAGACCAATATTGTCATTATCCTGAGCGGTACTTCCAACTGTAACTTCATGTGTGTAATCACTAAATCCACATGTAGAATAGAACCCATTAACTAACCCACTATTTTGTGAACATTGAATCATGTCGGGTACACCTCCGGCGTTAGTTATTTTAGATATCGCGTTGACTACAGTATTTGAAGGACCTTCAACGGTGTATTTAGTCTGTAAACTATTAGATAAACTCGTTACATTCCAATTAGTAGTAGTTGTTAATATTTGAGACCCTGTTGGGTTACCTAAAGCTTGACCTTCATTTACAGTCGGATTAAACGTTGTCCAAGCCCATCCAGGTTGACCAACATTGTACCAAACAACAAATTTATTTATATAACTATTAAAATAAAATCTACCATTATCGGTTCCCGCATTACAACCAACACAAGGATACGCTCCGGATAAAGGTGGGGTGGATGGTCCAACATTTTCCCCTTCAGTCATAGGTAGATTATGAACACCTAAATACCTTGAACTATTATTAATCGTACCACCCGTATAGAACCAATAATTATTGTCATTAGTTATAATAGTACCATCTGGTTGTAATCCCGTTTCAACATTTGTACCAGGGAATACGTTACGTGCAAAATATGAGAATCGTGTCCAATTATTTACAATATCATTAGGGTTGGTTTGCTCACCATATGTAATGTCATTTTCAACACAGGCCACACCACCACATCTTTCATATACACTAAATATTTCCGGTGTTGGAGTTGGGTCAGGTGTAGTACATTCTAAACAATCAGCATCTATACTATTAACAGAAGTTAATATATGTGTTGAAGACCCTTCAACTTCTTCCTCATACGTTAAACAATAATCCACACCACCTATAGTACCATTAAATGTCGTACCTGATGTTACAGTACCACCAGTATAAGGTATTGGTGCAGTTACATAAAATTCTTGTTCTTTATCATTAGGGTCACAATTAGTTAACCTCGCTACCTCACCACAATCAAAATACCCATCATCTATTATAAATGTTACTGCTCCACCAACAGGCGTTATACACGCTTGCGGTGTAGAAGTGGGTGTAGGTGTCGGTGTTGGAGTAATATCTTTAACATCATCATTTATTATTATAACCGCATCACAATCATTAATTAACGTACTTGTCGGTGTAGGCGTTAATGTTGGTGTAACTGTATTAGTTGGTGTATTAGTTGGAGTTATAGTGTTAGTCGGAGTATTGGTTGGTGTTGGGCTTGGACTAAGTCCTGGTGTTACTGTTGGAGTAGGGGTAGGAGTAGGAGTTACCGGTCCACATACACCTCCAACGCATGAATAAAAGGAATCAGCATAATTCATATTATAGGAAGGTTCACTTGGAAAAGGACTCCATCCAGAAAAATCTATTGGTGGGAAATTAGTTGAATCTCCACTGTATAATACATCATCTCGCCAAGTCCTTGCTCCAGTTACTTGACCATCTTTAACACATAGATAGAAAAGACCTCCACTTACTAATGCCGTAGTAGCACTAAATGTTATAAAATTATTATCACAATCATAATAATCAATTTCAACAACATCATTAGGATTTACAGTATTACCTGTGGCGGCGAACGGAATATTTGTGTCTATTTCTAAACAATCACAACTTGAATTTGTAGGTGTAATCGTTGGAGTGGCAGTTGGTGTTGCTGTCGGAGTTAATGTAGGGTCAGTTGGAGTTGGAGTTATTGTAGTCGTAGCTGTTGGAGTTATTGTAGGTGTATTTGTAGGCGTATTAGTTGGTGTTAATGTAGGAGTATTAGTCGGTGTATTTGTAGGAGTTAAAGTTGGACTTAACGATGGGGTATTTGTTGGAGTATTAGTCGGTGTAACCGTTGCAGTATTTGTAGGAGTTAATGTGGGGGTTAAAGTTGGTGTAACGGTAGGAGTATTTGTCGGCGTGTTAGACGGGGTAGGAGTTATGGTCGCATCAGGTGTAGAAGTTACACTTGGAGTTATTGTCGGAGTATTAGTAGGAGTATTAGTCGGAGTGTTAGATGGTGTATTAGTAGGACTTAACGATGGAGTATTAGTCGGTGTCAATGTAGGTGTGTTAGTCGGCGTAACAGTTACAGTATTCGTAGGAGTTAAAGTTGGACTTAACGATGGAGTATTAGTCGGTGTATTAGTTGGGGTATTAGTTGGAGTTAAGGTAGGAGTATTAGTCGGGGTATTCGTTGGCGTTAATGTAGGTGTGTTAGTCGGAGTATTAGTTGGAGTTAAGGTAGGGGTATTTGTCGGAGTTTGAGTTGGTGTATTAGTTGGAGTATTTGTCGGTGTGTTAGTCGGCGTAACAGTAGTGGTATTTGTCGGAGTAGGCGTTAATGTTGGAGTATTTGTTGGAGTAACAGTTGCAGTATTTGTTGGTGTTAATGTAGGAGTATTAGTTGGTGTTAATGTAGGTGTATTAGTAGGTGTATTAGACGGAGTAGGTGTTAGTGTTGCGGCTGGTGTTGAAGTTACTGTTGGAGTATTTGTAGGCGTTAAGGTAGGTGTGTTAGTTGGAGTTAAAGTAGGTGTATTAGTCGGAGTAACTGTCGCAGTATTTGTAGGTGTTAAAGTAGGACTTAACGATGGAGTATTAGTCGGGGTATTCGTTGGTGTTAATGTAGGTGTGTTCGTTGGAGTAACCGTCGCAGTATTAGTAGGAGTTAATGTAGGCGTATTAGTCGGTGTCAATGTAGGTGTATTAGTCGGTGTCAATGTAGGTGTTGGTGTTATGGTTGCGTCGGGTGTTGACGTTACACTTGGAGTTATTGTCGGAGTATTAGTAGGCGTTAATGTTGGTGTTACCGTAGATGTGTTTGTTGGTGTTAAGGTAGGTGTCGGTGTAGACGTATTAGTCGGGGTATTAGTTGGAGTTAATGTAGGTGTGTTTGTTGGCGTTAATGTAGGTGTTAAGGTAGGAGTTAGAGTTGGTGTAACCGTTGGTGTATTTGTAGGAGTTAAAGTCGGAGTATTAGTAGGTGTTACCGTAGCCGTATTAGTTGGCGTTAAAGTAGGCGTATTAGTCGGTGTATTAGTAGGTGTTGGTGTAGATGTATTAGTAGGCGTAACCGTTGAGGTATTAGTAGGAGTTAATGTAGGTGTGTTTGTTGGCGTTAATGTAGGTGTTAAGGTAGGAGTTAAGGTAGGCGTATTAGTTGGAGTTAAAGTAGGGGTATTAGTTGGAGTAGGAGTTATGGTCGCATCAGGTGTAGAAGTCACACTTGGAGTTATTGTCGGAGTGTTAGTTGGAGTTAAGGTAGGCGTATTAGTTGGAGTTAAAGTAGGTGTCGGTGTAGATGTATTTGTAGGTGTAAGGGTAACCGTGTTTGTTGGCGTTAATGTAGGAGTATTAGTAGGAGTTAATGTAGGTGTGTTTGTTGGTGTTAAGGTAGGAGTTAAGGTTGGCGTATTTGTTGGGGTCAGAGTCGGGGTGTTAGTAGGTGTTAATGTAGGAGTATTAGTAGGTGTTAATGTAGGAGTATTAGTAGGTGTTAATGTAGGAGTATTAGTAGGTGTTACCGTTGCTGTATTTGTTGGAGTTAATGTGGGTGTATTTGTTGGAGTTAATGTTGGAGTTAATGTTGGAGTTAATGTTGGAGTTAAGGTGGGCGTGTTTGTAGGAGTTAATGTCGGTGTAACTGTTGCGGTGTTAGTAGGAGTTAATGTTGGTGTGTTAGTAGGTGTTAAGGTTGGCGTATTTGTTGGAGTAACTGTAGCAGTATTTGTAGGCGTTAAAGTTGGACTTAACGATGGGGTATTAGTCGGAGTTAAGGTAGGAGTATTAGTAGGTGTAACCGTTGCAGTATTAGTCGGAGTTAAGGTAGGAGTATTTGTTGGAGTTAAGGTAGGGGTTAAGGTAGGGGTTAAGGTAGGAGTATTTGTCGGAGTAACCGTTGCAGTATTTGTTGGCGTATTTGTTGGCGTATTTGTTGGAGTTAAGGTAGGGGTTAATGTTGGAGTTAAGGTAGGGGTTAATGTTGGAGTATTTGTCGGAGTAACCGTTGCAGTATTTGTTGGTGTATTTGTAGGAGTTAAAGTAGGAGTTAAAGTAGGAGTTAATGTTGGCGTATTTGTTGGAGTATTTGTCGGAGTAACCGTTGCAGTATTTGTTGGTGTATTTGTAGGAGTTAAAGTAGGAGTTAATGTTGCAGTATTTGTTGGAGTTAAGGTAGGGGTTAATGTTGGAGTATTTGTCGGAGTATTAGTTGGTGTAACCGTTGGTGTATTTGTAGGTGTTAAAGTAGGTGTTAGTGTCGGGGTATTTGTCGGGGTTGGTGTTGGTGTATCTGACGGACAAGTACCACATGATTCACAAGAATTAAATAAATCATCAGGAATTAACTTACCATCCTCACCTGCTCCACCTTGCGATTCACCCGTAATCTCATAACAATCACCTAACCATTTTAAATGGGTTCCACCATATTGTACGCTCGGTTTTAGACTCCCTTTACCACATGGTACCGTTAATTTTACAACTATTCTTTCTTCAGTACAACAGTCTTCTAATTCTATTATCCAAAATTGACAACCAATCTCTTTTTCATAACATTCTTCACAATCAGGAAAATCGGGAAAGTTAAATAATCCATCAGTACCATCACCTCCAAGATTATTAGCGTAATAACAACAATTATCAATAAAAAAAACATTGTTATTTGATACTATATTTGCCGCATCAACTGCGGGAACTAATATACTTTTCTTTAGAATACTTGTACAACAGTCATACAGTGTTATTTCTCTATAATCAATACTTCTTGTTGGAGTTATTGTTGGTGTTGGTGTTGTAGTAATTGTTGGAGTCGGTGTTGGTGTCGGTGTCGGACTTTGTGATGGAGATGGTTCCGAACATGGAAATAACAACTTACATTCTTTACAATCTTGTTCGGGATTAGGATTTACTTGTGGTCCGCCAGCACCTCCAGTAGAAACTATTTCGTAACATTCGTTAGCTATTACAAAGGTGGAACCAGCGGGACTAAAAACAGGTGCCTGTACATCCAAAAATTGAGTTTCGTCACAACATTTTACAGCACGATACCTAGCGTATGATATCACAGGTGTCGTTGGCGTAGGAGTTGGTGTTGCTGTTGGTGTATTGGATGGGGACGCTCCCGTACAACAATCCGTACAGTCTTCAGAAACACTTGTGATAATTACTGTGGTATTAGATACCGCCTTATCACTAATATCTGTAACCTGATAACAACAATCATCATCTGGTCCCGGACCTAATGCTGGTACATCTACTGTAACCACCTGACCGAGATATGGACAAGGAATTATTGCAGGTGACTGAAGAGTAACCCATACCCCATCTAAAGGATATGTACACCCACCTATATCAGGTGGGGGACATAGTCCTGTTATCTCATCACAACGTCTTAATTTTATTTTACAAACCGCACTAACTGGTTGAGTGTCACCATCCTCAATAGGTGTCGTACCTGAATCACCAGGACAATTCCCACAATCAGTACCTATCCACACTTGTGCTATTGTACCGATAAAAGATACTGTTGGCGAGCAGCTCGGACAATCACTTATAGGTATCCAACACGACCCATGACTGTCTTCAAAACCATTAAATCCAACTGCAAGGTTCGCAGTATTATTAATACATGCAATAGTAAATGGATTATTACAGTTTTGAATACATATCGTACCAACATTATGCACAACATATCCGTCTAATAAATAATGAAATGGTCCGTGTAAACTAATTGAAATTAAATCCTCCTTATTGATAGATTTTTCATAACTATAAATGTTCTCTAACAATATACTGTCTTCCGTGATTCTCACTAATTTGTGGTCATCACCTAAGTATAAATTATTAACATTTTTAAATTCAAAAGTTTTATTTAAAGTATTATATACAAGTATTTCCTTATCCCTTAAAGATAGTTCATTAATGGTTATATAATCTTGATTTTCTGTGGAAACTTTATTTACCTCAGATGAAGTAAACTCTAAACCATTAATTTCTTTACTTGACCAATATTTAGCTTCTTGAACGTCACCATCATTAGGTAAAATAATAGTTTGCAGAGACATACCCTCTTGAACATCTTCAATATTCAAAAGAGTACCATCAAGTAATAAAACTTTTTGACCTACTTTATATCCAACCATATAACTAAATACTTTCTATATAAATAATCGCATAAGCGATTTTGTGACATTTTATTATGACTCTTTTCTTAATTTACCATCATAGTGGTCAAATCGGTCATGTTCTGTTGGTGTAAGTAATAAAATACCAGGGTTTATATTACCCTTTACGGTTTCTTGAAAAATATATGACATCCAAGTCTGTTCAAATGGTCTTTCCCACTTTTCAGTTAAAAACATTTTTTTATTACCGTACTTAGAGACCACTTGAGGCCAATTACAGTAATATATTTCACCATGGGCATATGGTACACCATTAAAGGAGTCTATTTTAGTTAATTTAGTCTTAGGTGCGTTGGGGTCTAAACCTTGGATGGGTAATGTTGGTTTTTCTGGCCATTGATTTTCTCTAAAATTTTGAGGAACATTATACCATGCCCATTGAACCCTATTATCCCCATAAAACTCAGTAAATGATAATTTTAAAAAATCGAAATCATTTTTTTTACTTATTTGTAATGACTTTCTATATAATCCATCAACAAACCTGTTAAAACCGTTTTTACCGACCTCACCTTTCTTAGGATAAAAAAACATATCATCCTCAAAAAAGAAATAATAATCATAACCCCTCTTTTCGGCATCTTCGGCAATCCACTGTCTACCACCACATATACCTAAATTATCTTTTTTAACATGTATTATATCGTGTTCTTTACATAGTTTTTTGTATTCAGGTGTAGTCTCTAAATCAGTGGAATTATCTAATAATATCCATTGAGGTTTTTCGACAAAGTCTTTATCGTATTGATTCATAGACTTAATTAGTGTTTTAACCTGATTAGGACTATTAAACGTTATAACATACAAACCAACATTATTAATATTTAAATCATTACTTTTTATTTTCACCTTGGATTCATTTAAAACTTTATGTTTGTTATTTTTCACATCTTCAAAAAACTTACTTATTAAACCATTACTTTCGATTGGGAAATATTGATACAAATCAGGATGTCTATAAAGTAATATTGTAAATAGAGATTCTTCAGTACCCATATAACCTTCATTTAACGTACTTTTCATTAAATTATAATATTGGTTATTAAAATCGGATATAGACTCAACTGGACCACCGAAAAAACCTCCTCTACACACCTTATCAACTTTAGATGATGTTAATTCACACATTTTCTTATAATTAAACCCATGAATTTCATTTTCAGCCTTATATGGGAAAGATATAAATGTTATTTTATCAATATTACCTAACTTATCAATTACTTTATCGTGGGTAAAATATCCAGAGTGTACAGTATTCGTAATACCCGCATCTAACCAATATAAATGAGTAGATTTAAATCTATCCATTATCTTAGCGTCATGCATTAGAAATACTTTAGACATCACAAGAGGGTTATACATATCTAATTTAGATTGTGTCGATTCACCTAACCAACCCGCCTGAGCTCTCCATTTTTCTGACTGCCTTATTTCTGAAATCTTATCATAAAACTCGTTTTTAAACCATTTTTGGTCCCTAACTATAAATTGTGTATTTTCTTTTGTTCTTTTTTTAAAAACAAACTCTTCAATTTCTTTATCACCAAATATTATAAGATTATACGGTAAATCTAAAAATTGATTAAATTTTTCTAAATAATGTTCAAACGTTCGAGACCACCCTTCAGATAATTCGTCTCTTTTTATATTCCATAAACCTGTTACTATAGTGATATTATCCATTACTCTTTTATTTTACAAACCCATACAACTTTATCAAAAGTTTCTTTCATAAAACTTTTTAAATTATATTTTTCACACGTTTCCTTTATGTCTTCTTCTCCAATTTCTCTCCAATTCCAAATTTTATCCCTATAATTCTCTAAAAAGTTTTCTTTAGTATCTACATAGTCGTGAGCCATTATAATATCCCCACTTTTTAAGTACTTTGACAAAATTATAAATTCATTGACTTTACTTCCTCCATCACATAATACTAATGTAGTCCCTTCTCGACCAATGAACGATTCAACCATTTCTGGTTTTTCAATTTCTTTATATGAATGTGAAAAAATATTTTCAACAATAATTTCAATATTTCTCTTTCTCATTTCTGGAAACCATTTATGTTCTTTCACTTCAAAAGATTTAATATCTGTTTTTTCTAACCCTATCTCATCTAAAGTTTCTCTTATTGAGAGTGTTGTCCCCCCACCAGCAGTTCCAATTTCTACTATTTGTTTAGGTTTAATTTCTTTTAATAGCTTTTCAAAAGCACCACTAACTTCAGGTTTTTGTTGCATTGTTAGTCTAAAATTTGGTGTTATTTTTGAAATATATGAAGTATGTCCTTTCATTTTTTTATTATATTAATTTTAATTTATTAATGACCAATTCCGCACTTTTTGGCCATCTCATATTTTTATCGTACCAATCTCTTTGGTTTTTACTTATAAATTTTAAAAATTCGTCATCGTTTTTTACTTCGTTATATTTAGAAATAATTAAATTTGTTACCCCTTCATGACCATTTTTATCAAATTCTAAATATGCATGTTCTCTAGGTATTGTTATATAGTGATAATTAGGTATGAAAGCCTCATGTATCTCGCTTTTATATTCTATTCTTATATACGGAACACCAATCGCCATCATTTCAATATCTCTATAACAAAGCTCACCAGGGTGTTCATTAGCACTATTAAACATATCAACATCCATATAGTGAGATAATGCAATTTTTTGTTTACTTAATTGATTAAGGTAAGTATCAATATGTATATTATTAGGGTCTAAATATTTTTTATCATATAGTAATCTAACAACATTTCGGTATGCAGTTTTTTCATCACCTTTCCAACCACCCCCTTTGAAGTACAACTTGTCATTTAAGATATCAGTATTATCTCTAATTTCTCGGTGTTTATTAACATCAAAATCTTGAAAAAAACCGAAAATAAATGGATGTACCTTATCTAACTTATTTAATAGTCTATTTTTTTTTAAGTGTTCAACAATATATCTCCTACTAAAATGTGCTGACATTATACCTAAACATTTATCACTTTTTAGATAATGAACCACTTGCGATGTGAAATACTTAGTAAAAGTTATGACAATAAATTCGCCATTATCTAAATTTTCTGCAATAAAATCAACATCACTTAATGGTGGATTATTACCAAATTGACCCACTTTAGATTGTAAATCTATTCTACCACTAAATGTGCCACCATCTTTATTATAATTAACTACTTCAACCTCTGAAAATTGCTTTAAAAATTCTATAAATTTTTTATACCAAGGTAAATGATACCTACCCCATTTTTCATTTTGAAACATATGTACTCTCAGTTTTGCCATATATATCTACACTATAAATTTCCTATTATTCGTTCACCCCAACCTTTAGACTCTGAAAATGGCCAAACTACCCAATACTTAGGTTTTTCAGCTGTAGGGAACTCTCTCCAAACTTTACAATAACCTGCAGGGTCTGTCATCATTCGTTTAATCTCGTTTTTATCCGCATCCTTTCTAAATAAAGTCTTATCATCTTCTCCATGAAATGCAACTACCCAATATTCATAATCTTTTTCAGGTACTTTATCAAACCCAACATCTATACAATGTTTAAATATTGAAGAAAAACTTTCTAACCATTTTTTCTCACCACCAAGTTCTTTTATGCCTGGATTTGGTGGATAATTTTTATCAATAGTATGTTGTTGTATAGCTCTTTTTGAAAATAGTAAACCTGAATACTCCTCATATTGCCTTAAAGTTCTTTCAGTACCAAACCCATATATACCTTCGTGACCTTCTTGTTTTTCACCATCCATACCAAATAACTTTCTATTAGTTAAATGTGAATGACTATTTTTTTCTCCCCATGTACTATCATCATCCCATTGTTTAGTTCTACCCTTACGAGTATACTCATGCCAAATCAATGTTTTATGTGGGTGAAATAAATCATATCCCCATGTAAATGCCCTAACTGCGATTGATATTTCTTCCCCGTGAAAATAATATTCTGGATTATGTTGTACTTCTTCAGAAAACTGACCTAAGGTAAAGCACATATGTGCCGAATAGAACCTTGATGGTACTGGTGTATCTAATTCCTTCCAATTCGGTATTGTTTCAGGTAAGAAAAATACTGCACCTTCAGGAATAAACCTATCAAAAGCCATTCTCCATGGTTCCATAACTCGTCCTTGAGGGTCGTTATCGGGGTTATATGACGACACATAACCCGTTAACAATGGTTTAGGAATACCTATTTTTTGGAGGTCTTTAACCATCTTTATTAGTTCTGTATCCCAATTTGGTGCAAATCTCATATGTGAATCAATTTGTAAAGTATACATTTCACCACCATAAAGTTGTTGAACTTGATTTCTAGCCCAACATACTCCTTTAGCATCAGTATAAAGTACATCACTAATTCGGAACCTTTTATCGTCTCGATACTTATCTAAGTTATCAAATCCGTCCTCAGGGTGATATTGTCTACAAATACCTAACACTAAATTCTGAGGTTTCTTAGCGTTCTCCAACATATCCTCAATAGTTTTCACTAATTCAGGGTCTCGATATGCGGCTATTTGTACAAAAATTGTTTGTGGTTTACGAGCCATTGTTTTTATTTTATTTAAAAGTTTATATTTTATTCTTATACTAAAAAATCATATAAAAAAATCAATTGTAAAGAACTAAACACCATTTTCAGATATTTATAATTGATATGAAATTATTAAGAACAATTACAGAAATAGTTGAGGAAGCGGAAACTAATTATTACACCGCTTCTATAGAAACTAATGACCCGAAGGAGCTTGAAGTTTTAGAATCCAAATTAAATGATAGTCTCAGATTATTAGAGATTTACAAAGGCATAAAAAAAGAGGACTAAACCTCTTTATTATTATTTTAAATTAACTTTGGTTCTATATTGAACTAGTTCCTTGTGGGTACTCCACCAACATCTTATCGATATCTTTTCTTTCGGCTTGTACTATGTAAAAACACTTCACTTTAGAACTTAAAATGTTTGAATTCCCTACAATCACAGTATTATCTACAATATTCTTAACAAATAAATTTTGATGTGACCCAATTGGTGTTAACTGTACTGTTATCGTACTTTCATCAACTAATTCTAACCAATAATCTGGTAACTCAATAACTTTACTACCCTCTAATTTACCTCTAACATAAACACCGTGTTCAGGACCCTCTAATGAACCATGTCTTAAATTAAAACCATCTTTAGTAGGGTGAGGTATTAAGAATGATTTAGACGTAGCATTTAAATTACCATCGTGGTCTACTCTAAAATTATTTTTACCTACAGAATCGTAACCTTCAATCTGATTAGTCGCACGCTCAGATGATTTTATTTGTACTACCGTACTATAACTATCATCAGCTTCGAAGAACACTCTAGGTCTAAGGGTTGGGGATACTGAGACGGTTTTAATTATTGCAGTCAACTCATTAGTATTTGACCTAAATTCTAAATTATTATCATCTTGGACAACTATTCTATTACCCCCTAAAGTACCATCTCCTGTATATAAATTTTCAGAATTACTAAAACTAACACCTCCATTACCATCAGTAGTTAAAACTTGATTAGCTGAACCATCAGTTGTTGGAAACGTATAGCTAGAATTAAATTTTATAACCCCACCGGTAGAAATTTGTATTCGTTCACTACCTCCTGAAGTTAAATCTAACCCTGTCGTATTATTATAATATAGTCCGTTATCGGCCATGTTCTTTTTTTATTTTGGCTATGGGAGAGAAATGAATCTCTCCCGTTAATTATAGTCTATTGATAAATAGTTTCAATACAATTTATATTGATTTTTTTTATCCTTAATTAGATAACTTGTACCCAACCAAATGACTTATAGATGTATACACCTTCTCTACTATCAGTTTGATAAACCATCAATCCTGTTGCTGGTGAACCAATCGCTAATCTTTGAGCCGATGTCATTCTTGGAAATAAGAACCCTTTAGTAGTTGAGTTTACCTCTAAGACTGCTGTAGCCTCAGGTGCATTTGCTCCTCCACCAATATGAACACTTGCTGATGTTTCATCAACATATAGTGTATCATTAAGATTAATACTACCTTTAATGAAATTTATTACTCCGTTTCCTAAATCAACAGTTCTCGCAGCATCCGTTAATTGTCCATCAATATTATAGATGTTTTGAGATGTTACCGAACCATCAACTGTAATGTCAATAGTATCAGCCGCACCACCTGCAGTAATTATTGCTGATGAATCCGAAGATATGAACGTTAATGTTCCACCTAAGTCTACATCTGAATCAGTTCCCGCAGTTCCCGCGAATGTTAATGAATCATTAACTAATCTTGCGTTTCCGATAGAACCATCAATTAATTCTGCCGTTACTGAAGCTCCCGCACTAACTGTAAAGTCAATTTCTGATGAATCAACAAAATTAGCTACTTCAAACACTGAAGCTAAAACCTTACCATCAAAGTCACTAACTTGAGATGCTGTAATGTCAATTGTTACATCAGCCGCCGCAGTTAATCTACCTTGAGAATCAACTGTAAATGTCGCCACTGTATCAGCCGCCCCGTAAGATGCCGCAGTTACCGCCGTATCATCAAGATTGAATGTTACTGTGTCAGTTGCTGAACCTACACCTGTAATACCTGTACCACCTAAAAGGTTTAAAGTATCACCTAACTGTACAACTTGTCCAACACCACTATCACTAGATAAGTTAAATTGAAATCCTGAAGCAGTTACATCAGGTTTACCATTACTTAAAGATAATGTTAATGTTCCTGAACCTAATGTTGCACCTGTTACGAATGAATCCGAAACTGATGATGCGTCTACTGTTAAGTCTAAACCACCTGAACCATTTCCTGTAGCTACAATAGAACCATCAGAAGATGTGAATGTTAAATCACTACCTAAATTAATGTCAGAATTAGTACCCGCAGTACCATTAACCCCAATTGAAGAGTTAACTAAAGATGCCGTTACTGAAGCTCCCGCACTAACTGTAAAGTCAATACCTGCCGCTCCTGTTGAATCAACAAAGTTAGCTACTTCAAACACTGAAGATAAAACCTCACTATCAAAGTCAGTTACCTGAGATGCCGTTATTGCAATTGCTTGTTCTGATGCCGCAGTTAAACGACCTTGTTGGTCAACTGTAAACGTTACCGTTTCACTTGCTGAACCATAAGTACCTGGAGTCACTGCCGTATCATCAAGTGTAACTGTAATACTTAAACTACCATCATCTACAGTTGAAATACCTGTACCACCTAAAATATTAAGTCTATCACCGTTATACATTGTTGAGTTACCTGAGTCAGCATTAGTAAACCATGAGAACCCTGTAACGTCTACGTTAGCACCATCATTCCTTGTAAGTCTTAATGTACCTGACGCTGGTGAGTTGATTGTTCCACTCGTTACGAACGTATCAGTATCATCAATACCTGTGATTGTAATATCACTTTCTAATCCTCCGTTTATCGCTAAAGTAATTGTACCCGCGTTGTAAGTACCTGCAGTAATAAAAGGTAACTCAAAGTTACCTGATACTGTACCTGTACCTGATTGTGCAATACCCCATGAAGTATCATAAGCTACACTTGTTAATGCGTCGATAGTAAATGTGGTATCAGCGATATCATTGTATGCGACTGTTACTACATTTGAAGCTTCGGTTACGTCTGTGACTACTGTACCAACAGCGATATCACTACGTGTTCCGACAACCCCGTTGCCATCTACCACCATAAAGTTCGTATTTGAACTTGACGATGGGATTCCTTCAAACCTAACACCTGCCGCGTCTACGTGGAAATCTGTACTCGGTGCAATTGTACCGAAACCAAATTGTCCTGATGCGTCGATAATCATCCTATCAACCGTACCCGTAGCGAACGTTAAACCTGAAGTTTGTAAATTTAAACCATTTGTTGCCATTGTTATTTTGTTTTTTAATTGGTTATTATCCCTATTTTATTAGTAAGGCTGTTACAATACATTGACCCATCCTAAAGATTTATACATAAACATACCCTCTTTAGCGTTACTTGTGTTATCTGTACAATACACCAATAAACCTGGAAGGGGATTACTTATATTTAGTCTCTGTGATTGAGTCATTCTCGGAATTAAAAGTCCTTGACTCTCACTCGCTAATTCTAATAAGGCACATACAGGAGACGAGGTCCCTGTACCGATTGATACTCCTGAATCACCACTAAATGTTAGGTGGTTAGTATCTTGGTCGACAATACGGTTACTATCAAGTGTACCATCGTCCGTATATATGTTGGTATTAGGTATCGTTGAAATATCTCTGTACTTTACCTCAGTACCATCAAGTACTAAAATAGAGTTGACGTTAACATCTAAGTCAACTGTCGAGATAAATGTCTTTCCACTTACCGATAATCCATGTCTTGTTACAAACTCTCTTGCCATTTTATTTTTTTTTCTTAAGGCTATTGAGGGAAGGAGGACTTCCCTCAAAATTTTAATTATTATTCTTTATTATTAAATAGATATTCTAAGTAATAACATTGGTTATTATAACTTTTATTTTAATTATATTTTAACCGCTCTTGTATTCGCTATACAGTCCATATTTTGAACTGCTCCCGCAACGACTCTTATTTCACCATTTGCAGTTGCGTCAAGTTCAACACCCGCCGTAAACGTCCCTAAATCAACAGTCGACCAATCAGCAAATTCTACCGAAGGTGTATTCTCAGCGTCTCTACCAAATACCGCAGTAAAGAATCCTGAACGGTATCCATTTCCTCCACCTTTTTCAGTTAAAAAGTATTCAACGTGAACCGCACCATATACCAATGGGTCAACACTAAATAAAACCTGTGTACCACCACCTGACGATGTGACTCTTATTGTTTGTTCTGAGTCAATTAGAACTGTGTTACCATCATTTCTTGTTAAAGTCGCCTCAGGGTAATCAACAGTAGCACCCGTCACAAATGTATCACCTGTTAATGTACCAAAACCTGAAACTACAATATCGGACTCTAAACCATCGTTTATTTCTAAAGTAAGTGACCCTCCATTTAAAGTTGCCCCTGTAATGAACGGTAAAGCCACAGGAGTTGTACCAAGTGTACCTGTTCCTGCAAATGCTACGTCCCACGCACTACTGTAAGTAACCGCAGTTAAAGCATCTATCGTACCTATAGTTACACCAGTAGACGATGTATTTAATGTTATTATATTGTTAGTTATTGAACCACCTGAAACATACGGTTGGTCTAATAAAGTAGTAATTGTTAAACCTCCATCATCTACAACAGTTAAACCCGGTCCACCTCTAAAATTAATTCTACTTCCATTATAGAAAGTTGACGTACCTTGGTCACCTGTAGTAGTAAATTCTAAACCTGTAACGTCAACATTACTGTTGTCATTTAATCTAAGTCTCATTGTGCCAAGTGCCGGTGAATTAATTGTTCCACCTGTAACAAACGTATCACCTGTTAGTGTTCCAAATCCTGAAACTACAATGTCAGATTCTAATCCTTGGTTTATTTCTAAAGTAAGTGACCCTCCATTTAAAGTTGCTCCTGTAATGAATGGTAATTCAATTGGACTAGCACCTAAAGTACCGTATCCCGCTAATGCGACATCCCAATCGTTATTATAGGTTAAACCTGTTACCGCAGCTACTTCTATGTTAAAGTCCGCTCCTTGATTATTTGTGAAGGTCAGTGCTCCTGTCCCTCCGTTTAATGTACCACCTGTTACGTGAATATTCACGTCAGCTATTGATACTGTACCTCCTTGATTATTTGTTAATACAAGGGTTGAATCCCCTATTCCGCTTAGCGTACCACCTGTTATGAAAGTATCACCACTAAACGAGGCTAGTGATAAAAAATTTACTTCATTATTTGACGGGTCTAAAGCTAGAATAGTAGACGATAATGATTGGTCTAATTGTACGTCTCCAAGGAATGTACTTCCTGAGACTCTTAAACCGTTTCTTGCTACTAATTCGTGTGCCATTTTTTTATTTTTTTATATAATGTGTTTAATTATCCTGATATTCCAGGTCCCCCCTAAAATATTGGCTTTTAGTAACGCATCGTTACCATTCAATTCCATCCCCCATGAAAAATTATTAGTTGTTCCTATATCAACCGTTGAGAAATCATTGAAATCTATATCAGTACTCGACCATACCGCTTGTATTGTTCCAGCCCTATAGTTAGTACCATCATCAATTACATAATCAAAGAACACTGCTCTATATGTTGTAGTATCCACAGAATCAATAGTTGTCCCACTAACCGAAACATTAGAATCATTTACTAATCCAATATGTGTTAATATTTCTAAACCTGTAATTTGTGAAGTTGTTCCATCATTATTATTTAATGTAATAGAACCACCTGAATAAGTACCCCCTGTTACTTCAGCCGCAAATGTTCCAGCATTAAAATCAACACCATCATTTAAACCTAACGTTAATGTCTTAGTTATTTGATTATATGACATACCTGTCACATATGTATCCTCAGTAGTCCCTGTTGTAAAACCTGTTAGTGTAACTACAGAACCATCACTATTTTTTAACTCAACTGTACCCGAACTATTATTATAAGTACCACCCGTTAATTCAGTGTCAGTTGGTTGTTGCCATTGTCCATCACCCCTATAAAATGTTTTATCGTTTGCTCCACCACCATTATTTATTAAAGCAATGGTCATTTCATCAGGGTTAATCGCCGCGTCGGTAGCTATACCCGCACCTCCTGGTTCTTGGTAACCCGTGAAATTTAAAGTGAATCCATCAACAACCTCAATTGGTGTAGTAGGTACGTTATCACCAGATGCCGTCCACCCTGTATATGACCCTGTACCACCCGTAGTAAAACCTGTAACATTGAATGTTCCACCCGTACTATTAGTAAAGACCGCAGTACCATTACTATAGGTACCACCTGTTACAGTAATATCGGTACCGTAAAATATTTTCCATCTGGCGTTTGCTCGTGTTACTCCACTTACACCTTCTATTGATGAATCTAACCAAGCATTTATGAAATTAGTACCACCAACGTTTGGTGCGAACTGTGTACCCGAACTAATTGTGGTAGTCGTGTCACCAGTTTCTACCGCACCACCAGCAAAGGCATCATCGTATAGAGTTTCATAGTTATTTATAACATATTGATAAACTGTGTCCGTTTCATGAACATAAACTAACTGACCTAACCTTCGTCTACCAGATGATATTAAATCGTTATTAAGTGTTATTATGTTAGATTGAAAAGGAGCTAGTCTTTGATAGTATTCGATAGGGATTCTATTAGCTTCTTCCCGTATATTACCTGTACCAATAATAGTAAAAATAAGGTCACTAAGAGCCCATACTTCAGTATATCCACCAACTAAACCAGCACTAAAAGTTGTACCCTTAGTATCGGTTCTAATTACTGATAATGTACCATTTACTATATCAGTTGATAGTGGATTTTTATATATGAATGACATCTATTTCTTTATTTTATAAATATGTAGAGTTAACTACTTTTCTTTTATTATTTACTAAATTAAACTACCCCCTCTAATATAATTAGCTGTGGTATCTACAACACCCGAAGCCCCTTGGTTCCATCCTCCATTACTAGAGAATACTCGATATGTTCCATTCGGCCAATTTGAGCCCGTATATGTAATATCAAAACGTCTAAGAGTACTATCGGTAGTTAATGGACTTAAACTATTTGGTGCTCCCGCGAAATTAAATTGTACATCACCGTAAACTAAAGATGATGAGTCTAATAATGAATGTGGTACCCATATCGAATACCATACATTACCTGTAGTCGTATTTGCAATTATTTCAGCAGTTTCAAATACAAACGCATCTATTGGATTTCCTTGACTATCACTACCTCCCGTAACTTGAGGTACTGGAACTTTTATAACAGGCGGTACATTCGCTGTTCCATTAACAAATCCTGGCCAATCCATATAAATCTTTAAATCTGCTACATTAGTCCCATTTACTCCCGAACCTCCTTGGAAACCATACCAAGATGATGCACCTGTATTAAACATATATCGTAAAATATCCGTATTTGGATTTGAACCAAATACTGAGTCATCAGCTGATTCCATAAATATTAACGCTTGTTTGTCTTCTTCTGGTCTCAATGATGGAGTCGGAGTTGGAGTAATAGTATTAGTCGGAGTCATAGTCGGAGTATTAGTTACTGTTGGTGTAGGTGTATTAGTTGGTGTATTAGTTGGGGTATTAGTTGGCGTGTTTGTTGGAGTATTTGTTGGAGTGTTAGTAGGTGTAGGAGTGTTAGTCGGTGTATTCGTAGGAGTATTTGTCGGTGTCGGGGTGTTAGTAGGGGTGTTAGTTGGAGTATTCGTAGGTGTATTAGTCGGCGTATTCGTAGGTGTGTTAGTTGGAGTATTTGTTGGAGTATTTGTCGGTGTTAGGGTAGGAGTTATAGTTGGTGTGTTAGTTGGAGTATTTGTCGGTGTGTTAGTTGGCGTGTTAGTTGGTGTGTTAGTAGGCGTGTTCGTAGGAGTATTTGTTGGAGTATTGGTTGGTGTAGGAGTATTAGTAGGAGTGTTAGTTGGGGTGTTAGTAGGAGTATTAGTTGGTGTGTTTGTTGGAGTATTAGTTGGTGTGTTAGTAGGGGTACTAGTTAGTGTTGGAGTTATTGTTGGAGTTATTGTTGGAGTATTAGTTGGAGTGTTAGTTGGAGTATTGGTTGGAGTATTAGTCGGTGTATTTGTAGGAGTTAATGTTGGGGTATTAGTAGGAGTATTTGTTGGTGTGTTAGTCGGAGTATTGGTTGGCGTATTAGTCGGAGTATTAGTTGGAGTATTAGTTGGAGTATTAGTTGGCGTATTAGTTGGGGTAGGAGTATTAGTTGGCGTATTCGTAGGAGTATTTGTCGGTGTGTTAGTAGGAGTATTTGTTGGTGTGTTAGTCGGAGTATTAGTTGGAGTATTAGTTGGAGTATTTGTCGGTGTATTTGTTGGAGTATTAGTTGGAGTGTTAGTAGGTGTAGACGTATTTGTCGGAGTGTTCGTAGGTGTGTTAGTTGGAGTTAGTGTTGGAGTTAGTGTTGGAGTTATTGTTGGAGTTATTGTTGGAGTATTCGTAGGTGTGTTAGTTGGCGTATTCGTTGGCGTATTCGTTGGTGTATTCGTTGGAGTAGGTGTTATAGTTGCGTCAGGAGTTGAAGTAGGAGATGGTGTTACAGTATTAGTAGGAGTTAATGTTGGAGTATTAGTCGGAGTATTAGTCGGTGTATTTGTAGGAGTTAATGTTGGAGTATTAGTAGGAGTATTGGTTGGGGTGTTAGTAGGAGTATTAGTTGGAGTATTAGTTGGGGTATTAGTTGGGGTGTTAGTAGGGGTGTTAGTAGGGGTAGGAGTTATAGTTGCATCAGGAGTTGAAGTAGGAGATGGTGTTACAGTATTAGTTGGGGTATTAGTTGGTGTATTTGTTGGAGTATTGGTTGGAGTGTTAGTAGGAGTATTGGTTGGAGTTTGTGTTGGAGTATTAGTCGGCGTATTAGTAGGGGTGTTAGTAGGAGTATTGGTTGGAGTTTGTGTTGGAGTTTGTGTTGGAGTATTAGTCGGCGTATTAGTCGGCGTATTAGTCGGAGTTGGTGTCGGAACGTTTGTAAATGAACCATCAACCACAAAATCACAATCTAAACCTGACGCTGTCGGAGTTGGAGTTTGTGTTGGTGTATTAGTTGGTGTTGGTGTTGGAATATTTGTAAATGAACCATCAACCACAAAATCACAATCTAACGTTGATGTTGCTGTCGGAGTAGGGGTTACAGTACTAGTTGGAGTATTAGTTGGAGTTACGGTTGGAGTAAGACCTGATGTTGGTGTTGGTGTAGGGGTTACAGTACTAGTTGGAGTATTAGTTGGCGTCGCCGTTGGCGTAATAGTTGGGGTAAGACCCGATGTTGGTGTCGGTGTAGGTGTTACAGTACCAGTAGGAGTATTAGTTGGCGTCGCCGTTGGCGTAATAGTTGGAGTAAGACCTGATGTTGGTGTTGGCGTAGGGGTCACAGTACCAGTAGGAGTATTAGTTGGTGTATTCGTAGGAGTACTAGTTGGGGTAATAGTTGGTGTGAGACCTGATGTTGGTGTCGGAGTAGGAGTTACAGTACTAGTTGGAGTATTAGTTGGTGTGTTAGTCGGAGTTGGAGTAAATCCTATTGTTACTGTTGGCGTAGGAGTTGGAGTTGGAGTTACATCGTCATCATAAACAATTATTTTTTTGGACACCGTCTCATCGTTACAACCTGGTTGCTTATTAACGACAAAAATAGTGTATTCAATACCTGCAACTGAACCTGGTAAATCTAAAACAACACCCGCAACTATTTGGTCTCTAGTAATACCCGTTCTAATAGGCACAGTCTGAGTAGAACCCGTGTGAATATCAAACGGTCCAACCGCATTTGAACTTAAAGTTAATCTTATTATTACTTGACCCATTAATTAATACATTTGTTATATAAATACTGCGAGAATGTAAAATACAGATTTCTATTTACTTTATTTTTTTTTAGTTTTATCACTTGAATATATTATTATTTGTAGAAATTATTAGCAACCTCCTCCGATTCCACTACAATTACCACCTAAACATGTTAAGAAACTTGTTACAACACCGTTACTAACATTAAAAACACATCCCGTATCTGAAACAAATGCTCCGTTACCTAACAGTACGTAGTTACCACCACTAAAGGCGTAAACCGAATTACCTGTAGGACAATCTAAGAACGTAGATGTTAGTACATCTGTAAAATATTCAGTAGTTGGAGTGTCCCCACCAATAAAGGCATTACATGGTTGTGAGGAACCTCCTCCGTGAAGTCCGAAGAATAGACCTAATGAGGCATATCCTGGAGGTGTCGTATCACATGGGTCAAAACCTGTAATGAAATTACCAGAAGGACAATCATTATACATTACTTCTTCAGTACCAAATCCTAAATCTTTTACCACTCTAACCCAACTAACATCAGAGTGACAAGATGAACCCCCAGTACAGTTTTGATTAGGTCCTGAAAATATACATGCACAATTAAACGAGAAGTCAATAAGACCACTAGAAGAAGCCGCCGCTATAGCCTGAGCCTGTGTCGAATCAATTGATAATTGACTATATCTATCCCTATTACTTTGACCAGGATAACCAGAACCCCCTACTAAAGTAGAATCAGGTGGGTAATTTAGAAGGTCAGTAAATCCACCGTTATTATTCATAGATACCTGACCAATATTTATACCATTCGCTATAATATCAAACCTCGCTCTATTACATGTGTGACCCCCATGACAAGGCGAACCGTTTGCAGAGCTCTGATTATATTCAACTATAAATGTTAGAGACTCAATACAAGTAACTAAAGGTAGTGTTGTCGGTGTAGGTGTTGGAGTCGGTGTTGGAATTAGAGTGGTTGTTGGTGTTGGAGTCGGAGTACTTGTTTGTGTTGGAGTTGGAGTCGGTGTAATATCATTACAACATATATCGTACACTATTTTAGTACTTAATCTAAAGTACACATTCTTTAATTCTTTACAGTCCGAAATAATTGTTATTAAATTTTGGTCAATATCTAATGTGAAACTTTCAATTTGCGGTATCGTTTTAAGTATCTCATCAATTGCGTTCATCCAATCTTGAGCACTAGGATAGTCACCTAAAGTAGTTCCTGTATAAAATGGGTTTTCTACGTGATAAGGAGGTGTCAGTGTACCACCTGAAAAATCAACTATAGCATAAAAAACGGCATTTACTAACGTACAGTTCTGATGTCCAACAGTTAAATCAAGGTAACCCTCATTTAACATAGAACCAAAATCTCTAATACCCGCTGAAGTAGTAATAAAATCGTTTTCACATATTTCATTTACTTCATAACATTCAACAATTTGATTGTTACAGTTAATAGTTACCGACTCCGTAGCACTACATCCGTTATCATCAGTAATAGTTGCGGTATATGTACCACCACTTAAACCTGTAATTGACATCGTAGTCTCACCATTACTCCATAAAATATTAAATGGAGCAACTCCATCGCTAATACTAATATCTGCCATACCATCATCACCTGTAACACATTCAGTAGGAAGTATTATAAAGTTTACTCCTGTAGATGGGGCGATTGTTATAGTTTGAGAAACTGTACAGTTTCTTACATCAATAACATTTAAAAGGTACGTTGATGGTGCCAACGAAGTAATTGACTGAGTATTTGATGGGTCATCAATAACGGAATAAACAACTGAACCCGTATTAACATCAGTTAAGATATAATCAAATGGACCCTGTAATGGAACAGAACCCGCAGTTAGATTAATATCTATTATCCCATTGTTATCACCACAAGTACCATCAGTGATAGTACTATTAACGTTAAATTTAACATTATTACTTATAGTTTTATCAGTACTATATGTACAGTTACCATTTTGAGATACAATTGTAACCGTATATGTACCTGAAGGTAAGTTATTAAAAGTATGACTTTGTGAACTAGTTGTTGTACTATCAGTAATTAAACCATTCGTAACCTCATAAGTGAAAATTCCCGCAGGTGCTGATATACTTATCGATATTGAACCATCATCGTTACAATCGGAATTAGTAACCCCTATATTAACAATGGTGAAACCTGCAGTTGAAGGTATAGACTGAATTGCCGTAACTGAACAACCACCCGCATCTGTAATAATAGTACTATTAAAACCTCCACATAATCCTGTAAATGATTCTGATAAATTATTAGAAGTTATTACTTCACCTGCACTATTTTGGTATGTATATGGTGAAGTACCTCCCGATATTGTTACCACAACTTGACCATCACAATCAAAACAACCCGCTTGTGTTGGTACGGTTGAGACTATACCTAATGGGTCAGCTAACCCTACGTTAATACTTTGACTTAATCTACACCCTTCAGAATCTGTAACTTCAACACCCCACGAACCCACGGATAATCCAGTTGCTGTTTGTGTTGTTTGTCCGTTGGACCACAAGTATGTGTATGGTGGAGTACCACCTAATAAATTAGTAACAGTCGCAGTACCCACACCAGGACCACACGGAGAATCAGGAACAACTAAAATATTATAACTAATTGGGTCCGTACTTACAACTGTCGTATTTGTTGTTTGTGCGATTGCACCTCCAAAATCTGTAACAATACAGTAGTAGGTTGCGGGACCAATATTTGTAAATGTCTGTGTATTTGAAAAACTATTAAAAGATTGAAAAATAGTTCCCGAAACCGTATCGTATAAATCATATTGAAATGGACTAGATAATGAATCATTTGTAACTGTTACAACTCCGTTGATATTTCCACATGTCGTACCTGAAGAAGTTATAGTGGCATTAAAACAACCTTCAACATTAACATTAATAACCACATCTTGATTAACCCCACCTGAACTATCTTGAAGTAAAAAGACATAACTACCTTCATCAACACCACCCCAACTAAATGGTCCGTTACCTGTTTGTTGACCTAATAGTAATCCACCCGCCGCAGTGGTTGACGTATTTTGAATAGTATATGGTTTTGTACCACCTGAAGGACTTATTAATATAATACCACCTTTAGGATTAGTACAAGTACCTGTAACTTCAAAACTATAAGTTATCGGACCTTCATCACAACTAACAACACATACGTCACCACTAATTTGTACACCTTGCATCGAAACATTAATATCAACACATACCTCTAACCCTACTTCATTACCTTGTTGTAATCTTCCACAACAATCCGTATACGTATAAAAACCATCTGTAATACCTGAAAAACAACCCTCCCCCACATTTGAAGTTGGTGTTGGTGTGGGTGTAGGCGTAGGGGTATAACTAGGAGGGACAAAGGGACTTGAAGTTGGTGTTGGTGTGGGTGTAGGCGTAGGGGTATAACTAGGAGGAACAAAGGGACTTGAAGTTGGCGTGGGAGTTAGAGTATTTGTGGGAGTAGGTGTAGGAGACAATCTAACTTCAGGTGAAGGTGTTGGTGTTGGCGTGAGAGTATTTGTAGGGGTAGGTGTGGGTGTAGATTCTTGACATATAATGTCAGTACACTTTATTGGCCCCACTGAAGCAACACTATTATCCCAATATATTATAGTAACATAAGGTTCTAAAAGTGGTTCATTAATTCTATTATAACACCCATTAACTCCACCTACATTTTCAAATAAATAGCCATTAAAAGGTGGGCTCGTATATAAATCATTATCAAAATCTATAACATTAAATCTAAATATTTTATTACCTGAACACGCAGAAAAATAATAATATTCATCTAACTCAGAAACATTATTTTGACAATCAGTACAATTTTCATAAACGTTTGTTATTTCATGTCCTGATGTTATATTAGTACTTATTAGTACTTGGTCAACTTTATCCGTTTCACCACCAAAACAGAACGTCTTACTTTCAACGAATTGCGGCGTTATAAATCCAGTTCCAAGCGGGTTACCCCACGTTAACGTTGAAGCACTAAAAGTACTTTGACCCTGATTTACCCCGTTACAATCATTACCAGATGGTTGAAATTTATATATATTATTAAATGGATTATTAGAAACACAATCGGAACAATCAGAATACCAATTTGATACTATGTCGTAATAACCAACACCTAAAGTACCTGAATAGGGTTGTTGAACATTATTAGGCTTTAAACACGGACCCCCCCATATTGAAGAATATGATTCTACCCTATCCCTCATATCACCAGAATATTGCACACCACTCGAATCTGTTATTAAATTACCGTAACAATCATCGGACATTGTAACCCACCCATCATATAAACCGTTAAAGTAGTTTCTGGCGTTTGTTGCGAAATAGGGTATTTGTGTATAATATGACCCTAAACCACTTACTAAGTCTGATGTAATAGAACTGGCATTATTAAAATCATAGTTTAAAACCCCATTATTAGTAATGTGACTATAATCATTTACACTTGTTAGAAAAATAAAATCATACCTATTAGTATCCGCACCACCTATTACTTTTGATAAATCATTAAACGTATTTGCACTATAAAAATTAGTACTGTATCTAGGAGATTTAAATGTCCCACTTGGACCTATTACATCAATATAGTTTTGAGCGAAAAATGTTGTATTAATATTAAACGTTGAACCTATATAAACCGCGACTGAAGTATCTGATACCTTACTCCAATATTCACCTGTAACCATTTGAGTGTCAAAAGGGATTGTTGCTGAACCTAAATTTGTAGCTTTCCAATATCTTGACCTAAATGACCAAGTTGTATCAGGGTTAGTAAGTAGATGGTTCTCCGTAAACGCTCTATTTAATCCTGCGGGTGTAGCCGCATCGGGCCAAGCCATATATACGGTAGAACCTGTAGTTGGTGAACCTACAGTCGCTATTTGTTCTAATTTAAAATATAAAGTCGCCATTAACTACAATTGATTTTTACATTTACACCAACGTTTACTGTTAGAGTTTTATTTGTGAATTCGGGGTCGCATCCTGTGTTACTTACTGTCAAAATATTATTACTGTCTATAGTATAGTTTAAACCACTTTGATATAAATACTGTAACTTATCATTCAACGCAATAATCCAATCAGTAAATGTCGGGTAATCTTGTCCACCAAGTCCCTCATAAAATTCCTCCTGCACTAAAATTGTTGAGTCTAATCTTACATCAACATACCATTTACTAACTAAACTGTTTAGTACACAGTCATTAATAGTGTACCCAGATTTATTAATACAACTATTAATACTATTATTTAATATAGTGGGTATAGAACTTATATTAACATCACACGTCAATGTTTCGTCAATACAATCATTATCAAATAACTGACCGTAGTATATACATGGAATACAGTCAATAGGTATAATTTCACAACCTCTTTGTCTTCTCCAAACATGTTTTTGTCTTTGTAAAACATTGTTTACCATTTTCTGACCACCCATCCATATTGTAGAGGCCGGAATCATCTGTTCAACTAATTTTGTCCAATAATCACCAATACCTAAAGTAAAATCAATCATCTTCTGATAAGTGTATTGATTTGAAGGTATATTTACCGCCGATTCCGATTGTAAATATTTCCAATATATGGACTGTAATGTTGGGTAACTGTTGGCCGCCCCATCACTAATAGTCTGTCTGTTTCGTACATTTATTAATGTATTATAAAACGTTTGAGCGAACTCGAAAAATGTTTTTTCCTGTGGTAGTGGATTAATAACGGTCCAATCTTTACCTCCAGGGTACGGATAAGGCGATGTTAAACCTGATGATGGAAATGGATATCCATAACGTCTAGACATTCTCCATATATCGTAGGTTATACCTTGCGCCATGTTTAAGTATAATTCAACATTTTTAGCGTTAAGTACTAATTTTTCATCAAACACCTCATAATACGCATTATACGCACCATCACGATTTCTCCTAATACCTGTTTCAGTATCATCCCATGATTTATTATTATCAATAGTTCTGGTTAACCCAAAACCAATATTCATATATGGGAACTTTCTAAATCTATCAAAATACTTTTGACCATAAGTAAAAGTCTCTAAAGATGTTTGTATACTAGGGTTAGCCCCTGTAAATGTTGAATTAGTAATATCAAGTTTTTCAATAGCTCTATGGTCAGGTGTCTCAATATACCAACCCGCACCTTTTTCAAAGAAATATTCATTATTTGTTACGGGTCTCTTTGGATACCCATACTCATTCATAGGGTAATCCCCTCTTGTAGCATCTGTTTGACTAACATATTTTGACGTAGTGAAACCTGTGTACGTAACACCTTGTATATTGTAAACTACATTCGGGTCTAAAGCGGGTACATCATCTACTTTTGTACCACCTGACAGTTTTAAGTATTCACCTTCAAATCTTTTTACATTTATTGGACCATCAGCGATGTATACTATTTCATTGAACTCAATCAAATCTTTAGGTGCCCCTACCATCCTCATAATTGCCTCAATAGAATGTCTTGTTCCTTTTGATTTAAATAGATAAGCCGAATTCAGTATCAAATTTCTATAAAATTGAAAATTTAACTGATTAGGTGTCGGGTCATTTTGAAAACCAGGATATATAGATTTATTTTTAGTCCCAAATATTGATGTTAAAAAATCTTCGTTAGTTATTGGTGAAATATTTGTATTCCATCCTAAAGTTTGTGCTAAATTTTGTAGTAATTCTGAAGGTATATCATTTTGAGGAGTATAATGTACTGAATTCATAAAAGATAACGCATCTATGAATTTTTTAGACTCATCAAAACTTCTACCGTATAATTGTAAAACTTTTTCAACTTTTTTATCACCCGTATCAAAGTCTTTAAAAGCACCTGTAGTTAAAAATCTAACTATTAAATCAGTTTTATACCTATCTATTACCTCACCAATTTCACTAACCTGTGTTAAGTAATTGTCAAATCTTAATGTTGATATATCTAAATTCCATACCCCTAATTTAGGCCACGTAACCCTTTTTTTACGTTTTACGAATTGCCCATCATCGGTCTCTTCAACCATATCAAATATCGCAGTATATGGTGGGTTACTAAATCTATTTAATAAAAAATCTTCAATCTCATCAAAATCTTCTTTAAATGTAAATTCAGTATTGAATGATGTAGGTCTTAATATTAGTGTATCTGTTGACGCGGTTAACCCACTAAATGGGTTACCTTTTACACTTACAGTAACAGTACCCGCAGAAACGTTTTGAGACGCCATAAAATTAACAAATGGATATTCAGTTTCCATATCGTTAACATATAAAGCATATTTATTATAATTGGTGGTCATATCCCTTAATGGACTTGTTGGGTATGGTCTAACTGATATGTTACGAGCGGCATTTACTGAATAATCAATATCAAACGGATTATCAAATCTGGTAACATCCATAGTGAACGTTGTAATTTGTTCAACACTATCAAATGTTATATTATTAGCAGTATTTGCACTAGAATAAGATGGTAACGAAACCCTATTTACTTGTATTGAAGCCGGAAAAAAATTAATTATTTTAGTTATAGATGTAGACAGTCTTTTCTGTAATGACCCATAAAGAGCGTAATTAGTAACTTGACTTATATCATAGTTTGGATAAACTCTATAATTTTTTATTGCAATCGCTTTAGACTCTTCAATACTACCAACGTCAAGGTCGTTTAAAGATATGGGATTACTAAAAACACCCGTTTCAAATGTCCTATTAACTTTTTCAACAATATTTGTGGAAAATTCAAAATTACCCTGCGTTAACCCTCCACCATCAACCACCTGTAACCCAACTAAATCAGGTGAAAATGATTGGTCAGCACTTGGAGGTGCTGGAGGATAAAAAAACTTTTTTTTATTGTTGTTTGTAGCCATTTTTAGTTGGTTATGTTATTGAAATTTTTACTGAAATCTATGTTATCATCTCTATCTTGTCTAACCTCATATAATAAATCGTTAAATTCATCTCTAATCTCATATAAGTTATATTGTTTGTATATATTAAGATTACTATCATACATAGTATAAATTCCATCTTCCATACTTTTTGTTTGATTACCATAAAGTGCGATAGCTAACGTATCAATATCATGTTCAGCCAATTCAATATCCATACTAATTGGATTAAAGAATGTGTTAGTCATAACAATATTTTGATTAGGTTGACCAATAAATGGTGTCGCATTTGCCTTATTAGAAGGGGCACTTGAAGGTGATACCGTACAAAATATTAAATCACTTCCCCCATCAACATATCTATATCTTATCGCCTTTTGAGAACTATTACTTAAATTAGTCACAACTGGTTCACAATAAAAAGCTGATGTAACAACTCTATAAAAATTAGGTATCTTAGTGCCGTCACTATTTAAATATTCAATACGGTAACCAATTAGTCCTTGATTGATAAATCTATTTCGGTACTCTTGTGGTACCCCATTTAAGTCGATGATTATACCCTTAACATTGGGTAATGATGATAATACACCACAATCTGTAATAGTGGTTCTTATTTCTACAGGTCTTATATATAATGTGTATATACCTATTTTATTAAATTCTTCAGCTGGAAGTTTTAAGTTATATAAACCACCTAATATTTCAACATCGGCATTACCTCCTGTAGTTGAACTGTGGAAATAAGGTGTTAAAACATCTTGGGCGTTCAGTTTTGTTAAAACAAAATTTGTCGTAACGTCTCTTGATGGAGTATAATTTAAAATTATCTCAACATCTTCTGGTGACATGTCAGCTGGTCTTACTGTTCCGTATGTTCCTAAAGCCATTTTTTTACTCGTTATTATTGTTTATTCTAAAGTAACCATACCCATAAGATATCATGTCACCTAAGTTATCCACCTCTCCAAGTCTTTGTAGTGATTCAAACCCTGAAAGCTTACCTCTTTCAATAAATATTTCAGATTGTATTTCTGGCGAGTCAACTACGTTAATTAATACTTCTTGTTTAGTAATTGCTGACGCAACTAACTCATTACTTGTTAAACCCGAAGATTCGGCGATATATAATGTAGTACCATCTAAGTAATCGTAGTATTGAACATTATTAATTGTATAGGAGGTGTAACCACTCGTTATTTGGTCCACTTTACCAAAAGGTTGACCCCCCTTAACCACTGTTGTGGTCACATCAAATTGAGTATTTCCATATAATTTAAGTTCAGATAACCTTGAAGAACTAAACCCACTCAATATAAATGGTACCGTTGTAAAATTATTAGACGTTTGACTTTGTACCGTATTAGAACTATCACCCGTAAAAATATAATCGTAACTAATAGGTATTCCTGACCAACTTCCACCTTGGGGAATAAATGTGACGTTACCATAAGGATTAGTTATTGTTACCCCTGTTGTTGGAACATAAACCTTTTTCTCAACTATCGTTTGTCCCCATGGATTATTTTGAGTCAATGTTATAACATAGCTAGTGGTTACATTAGGATAAGTATGTGATAAATACTGAGGAGCGTTTGACGTTAGTGGTTCACTAAAACCGTCCCCCCAATCGACAATATAGTCAGACAACTTTAAAAATCCTTTAAATTCGTCAGACGTATTAAATAACCTTATCGTATTTTGATTAGACGGGTCACCTGATGTTATAAAATTTGATACTACATCTTGCTGTAACGCAAATCCATCAAATGGAGTATAAAAACCGTAGTTTTCATACGTTTGTCTAAAAACTATTGGTACTGTTAAACCTGTTAATAAACTACTACCATCCGTACCCCCACTTAATATTTGAGTCATACCAGTATATACACCAAAAGTGTTTCCACTAAAGTATTCAGTAATAACGTCACCTTTTATTGATTCGGGTGAAATCTTTATGTAGTATTTCTCTTCCATTATTGCGGATTAACATATTCATACCATTTTATACCGTTTGTAAGTTGTCCCACACGATTTCCTAAACCGTATCCTTGAAACACTTGATACTGATAATTATTCACATCTAAATCAACCTTGTAATAAAAGTATTCAGTTTTATTAAATTTAAACGTTTCACTCATTTCAGATTGTGGTCGATTAATCATTCTAACAAATTGTCCTGTTTTGGCGTTAAAAAATTTAGCTGACATATAAAATGTATTGACATCAATATATTCTCTACTTTTTAACCAATAAATAAAATACCCTTCTTTATCACCTATAAAATCTAAATTAAAAGTGGGGGTCCTTATTATAACAGGTTTTGGTACTGATGGTGTTCCAATGTCAACTTCTTGTTTTTCACCTTGCTGAGTAGGTATCACCAATGTGAAGTATAATCTTTGGTTTTCAGGTTGTGTAGAATCATAAAAGTCTAACTTAAAAAAACTCCTTTTAAATGAATTAGCGTAATAATACATTTCTTTATTAGTAAATGAAATTCCACTATATGTTTGGTAAACTGAGGGGTCCACATAATTGTAACTTGAGACCCACATATTAGTATTTGCTGGTGTGGTATTATTAACGTCTATGGTCCTATTAAAAAAGAAAAACTCATAAGTCGTACTAGTTTTAGGTTCATTATTAACCGTTAACCACTGAGTATGTGAATATCTAGTAGTCTCAAAATCCTCCACGGGATTAATGATTTCCTCAAGCACATCATTTTCATACTGTTTAATTAAATCTTCCCTTCCGAAATTATCAAAGTCAATTTCCATAGGAAGATTAATATACGTATCTTCATTATTAACGGTAAATCTAAATTTATTCACAATTATCTATTATTGGTTGAAAGATTATGTTATTGAAAACGTTATTATTTTTCATTAGTGGCGTTTGTAAGAATAATACATCAGCAAATGGGTAGTGTTCTCCGTTTAAAAATGGATAATTAACACCGTTACCACTTGAATCAACAAAACCGTAAGAGTATATGTCTCTCCATCTCCATTGTTGCTCATAGTTTGAAAAGAATGAGTAGTCTGGTACACCACTTACATCATTTTTATCACCCACTTCAATATAGTCTGAATACACTCTTAATTTTACCGAATGGTGTGGATTATACGTATAACCATCAGGTAAATTAATATCCGTATTAGTTTTGAAAACATCAGTATTAAATGAAAATTTATGTGATATCGGTGAAAGCACAGTTTCTTTTTGGTCAAATTCATTCCACTCACAAACATCACCCTTTAATTCAGTACCGATAGGTAAATCTTTATTATAATAAAATCTAATATTTAATCCTGGTGGGATATCCCCTTGTTTATCATAAAAATCAACATCAATATTATCTTTATTATTAAAATTTATTTTAGACCACCAATCATCCACACTGTTTTCTAAAAAATTAAAACCCCATCCAACTTCTAACCCTTTAGTTGGTTGAATACCGTCAACACGTGGTTTATTAAAATAACCAATATAACCTTTATTAATAATGGTAATAAATAATTCAGTTACAGGTCGGTCTAAATTATCCATTAAAGAAATTATATCGATATCTTTATCGAAAGATACTCCGAATGTTCCCCTACCATCTTTAATAGATATTCTTGAAACCTCATTAGGAGTCAATGCAGAATATTCTAATTTTTTATTGACAGGAAAATTATTTTGTTCAAACCCCATTTTAGTTAAATCTACATTTGAAACATCCGTTAAAGTTTTATGTTTTCTAACATAGTACTTAGACATTGTTTCTCCTGAGTTTTTAGGGTTTATAACACGTTTTAAATTTGACATATATCCGTCACTAATTGTTACCCCAGTAAAACCATAGTTATATACATTAAGAATTTTATCGTCATTTCCATATGCTTGGTCACCTAAACTATAAACCTCAAGAAGGTTACTACCATTTATTGGCGTATTTAAATAAATGTAATCCCCCTGTTTTATATTATGTTTATAACCGCAATAAAAACTTAACATATTCTTACCGTTCACCACTCGGTTTTTAATTGTGTAGGGTATACCTTCTGAAACTTGAAACGATATATCCGTACCACTTTCCTCATCAGTATATTTCATTATTTGATTATAATCGTTACTATGTGGATACGTTAGGTAGGTGGACCAATTATAAGTTGATGCGCTCTTACTTTTATATATAATATGTCCAGGGACTGCACTTACTCTAAAAAAATTAAATTCATCATACGGTGGGTAACCTGTCCAAACACAATTTGCTAAGACCCCGTAAGCATCTACTACAGTCTTAGTCGGGTCAATTAAATATAATTCATTCTCAAACGGTTGATAGTTATTTGTTTTACCTGAAACGATATTATCAAACAGATTAACTATTTTTCCGGCGATTCTAAACTTAGTCGATATTTGTCTTTCGTGGTCAAATCTTTCCTCTAAATTTAATAAAACAGTTCTATCACCTTCGATAATACTTTTTTTGGTATTCTCTATAGGTACTTGGATAGATAAGTCCGTGTCGGGAGCACCTGCGTATCTGTCAGAACCCCTAACAATCCTTATTGTTTGATTATTTTTTTGATTACCCATTTAAGTCAGCATTAAACATATATTTAGTTATGAATAAATTCATTGCACTTTTACCTTTTTTTAATCCAAAGTAATTTTGGAATGGTGAACCCACACGATACCCGTCGCCATAATCGCCATCTGGTGGTGGAGTACCCGAAAAGATACCTAATGTTCGATTAAATAAGAATCCTGTTCCAAGTCCATCTTGAGGTCTGGGATAATTATTAGCCCCATCAAATGTTTCATCTTGGTATTTAGCTGTTATCGCGACTTCTGTTTGCCATGTATTTTCCTCACTACCCCAAACACTTCCTCCTTCGTATTTCCACCCATAATGTGGTATAATTTGACTACCAGGGTATTTAAAATCACTTGTTATAAAAGGAGATGGCTCATTAAAAGTTAATTGTCCCGGACCTAATATCCTTCTATCTTCGACTGTACTACCACCAACTGTATTATAAATACTTTTAGTACTACCTGTAAACCATATTCCCATTAAACTTTGATTAACTGAAATACTATCATAATAGTTTCCTGATAGATAAGGTAACACCCCAAACTCAGTATTAATAGAAATCATTTGAGCGTAGTCCCCATCGATTCTAGAATCAGTAAATTGGTTTAGTAGGTTAGATTCCGCGTCCCTTGAAAATAATTTTTGTATTGATGCGTCACCAACACCTAATAAATTTTCTAAGAAATTTGAGTCTATCAATCTCGATATTATAAATAAATTTAAAACACCTGATACATCTTGAAAAGATGTTGATTCTATTTCATCAATGATATATCCTTGAAATTCAGGAGTTAATAAAATTTCTTTTAAGAAATCAGTTTTAGGTCCTAAATCCATTATAGTTGTCGGTTGAAAAATATTACCCTTGTTAGCACCTATCGTAGCTAATCCACCAAAAAACCCATAGTTACATTTTTTTGATGGTACAAAATCACCATTATAGAAAGGGGTGGACCTATAAAAGAATGAATTAGTGTCGGTATTGTAATAAAGTGGTCCACAATTTTTCTTAGTCGTCTCAAGCAACCCACCTTCACCACTTTGAGGGTCACCACAATACTTATAACGTTTTACCTCATTATCAGTATTATAGAAAGTTCTCTTTTGAAATGACGGCATATATAACGTTCCGTTAATCCAATTGTTTTGGAATGAATGAGCAATTACACCTCTACACGCGGCAAACATAAATTTAATTCTAGTTCTCCACTCAAAAAGATATGCAAAATCACCTTTAGACCCAAACAGACTCACAATAAGAGGATTATCCACATAAACATAACAACCCCCTTGTGTCCTATCAAATTCACTACAATTTGGGTCCACACCAAAAGTATCACCCTCTCCTTTATAACATTTAAGGACAACCAACCCATCACACGTAAAAGTTTGTAACACGTCAGGAAGAAAAGCGGTGTCTGGGTCAGACTCTAAATCACCTTGACCACCTGAACTATCGTTAGAAGTATTTGCACCGTCAGCACCTACTAATGTACTTTGTCCATTATCACCAATATACCAATAAGCAAACGTTTCATTCAACATAAATGGAAAATCCTGATAAGTTCTTAAATCGGAGTCAAGACCCGTATCTCTATACGATGAAGTAGGTAACCTATCAGACCTAAATATTAATTGTGTAGGGTCATTTATCTCAATGGTCGGAGTATTTCCACCAGGATTTAATGGGTCTTCATTTAACCAATATGATGGTGCAATAGTAAAACCTTTTTGACTATTATCATTACTATCTATTGGATAATTAGGACTTTGATTCGTCCATTGGTATGATGCTCCATCAATACGTCCCTGACCGTTATTCGTAAGATAAGTACTACTTATTGAATAGACTTTATTTGGTTGTACACCTGAAGTACTTGCAGGAGGATATGTCGGGGTACTAGAATTAGAATTAACTACTTTACCATCAGGGCAACCCATATTACCAATAGGGGCTGGTGAGGATAAATTACCACCCCATTGTTCACCTAATGATGAGTAATAGGCAAATGCCGTTGTCTCAAATGTTGTAAATGAGTTTATTAATGATATACACCAAGTACCAAGACCACCTGAGGTTCCAGGGATAAATGTCGAACTAACAATCTCAAATGAAATATCTCCGTTTGCTGAGTTATATGAAATAACAGTACCTATTATAAAATTTGAATCATCTAAAGAAAATTTTATAGTTTCTCCCGCAACATACGGTAGACCCGCACTTATTGTACAACCAGTAGTTGTATTTGGTGTTTGAGGTAATTTAAAATTTTGTGAAGTACAATCTTCATATGCCGTACCAATGTTAGGAGGAGTAAACAAAAAAGATTTATGAAATAATTTACCATTACTATTACCTATCCCACCATTATTAAATTGGAGTCCAACTAAATTTTCGTAGTGAGTTTCAGGTGCATAAATATCCGTAGGGTTAGTCGCACCAATAGGTATATTTGGGAAGTAATCACCCTCAAAAACGGTTTGAACATGAGTACTAGTTATCGAGTAATTCGTATTACCAAACAACATAGACATATTAAATTTCATCTTTTGTCTTGGGGCGAAGGGGTCAACACCCTTAGTTAGGAAATATATTTTTAAATCTTTATATTGTTCAAAATATTCTGTCCATGATAGTGATTGAATAGACATTGAATTGAGTAGTGATACTTGCCTATAACATAATATTTGATTAACTTTACCTATCAAATAATTCCATAATATGGACCTAGTTTTGTAAATTTGGTTCGAACTGTATCCCGTCATAATATCAATCGCCTCACCTATCGTAACACTTCCGATTACTTGGTGATACTCAAGACCCATTTTAAAATTATATGACAATCCTGAAACAGGTGAGTAGAAATCTATATCAGCATTCTGAGTATTACCATCAGGTTTCATATATGTTATTGCATTTGTAACCTGAACATAATTAGACGAGTTGTGGGTCATAGTACCCTCAATACTTTGGTACCCGTATTGGTTAATTGTTAAACCAGTATTATTAACGTTTTCATCAGGTACCAATTCAGGGTCTACAAAACTTAATAATTGTCCATTATCCATATTGACTTGACCATCAGTAACCATTATAAGAGGCATATCTTCATACCGATTTCTAGTAGCGGTTATCGGTGGGTCAGAGACACCATTAGATGCGAATTGGTTGTTTGTAAACTCAACTTGCATACGATTTGGTAAATTATTAAAAACTGTATTACCGTCACCATCATCAATATTTTGAAAATATCGTTCCCTTTGATTCATTAAATTTACCGCTTGAGGTACTGTTACGTGATAAGGAATTCTTGTTCTAGGGTTACCGGGGGTTGGGTCCTGTAAAGAAATCGGACTTTTATACCACCTATTACTTGGTTGAGGTAAATCATTCGTACCTGGACCTGAAATTTCAGCGTCAGGGTCATACCCTGAGAATATAACCATGTTGTAATTTTCTGGCGCACCGTCATCACTTGTACCGTTATAACAAGAGTTACAAATCTGCGTATTAGAACCCGCACCATCTAGTTGGACTCCATTTGGTAGCGTAGAATTCCTACATTCAATTGGTGCGTCATACGCTCCAATACTAACAAAATCCGCTAAATTACTTTCGTTGTTATTTGCTAATACCACATTCATATCATCAAGAGTCTCACTCTCGGCGGGAGGTAACGTCGCTTCTTTACAGTTACAAGCCTCACAATCGGGATAAGTTATCATAGGTAGTGTTAACCTCTTGAATGGGTTATCTTTAGGTAATGGAGTAATTGTTTCTTTTTTACAATCACTCTTTTTTAATTTTCTACTTAGAAATGCAACAACCTTACAAATACCATAAACTAACTTGTTTATAATCCATAAAACAAAATTAATTATTACCCTAAAAATTGGATATAGTAACGCTAAAACGTGCATTATAGGTAAAATAACCACAATAATCGGTGTAACGATAGTTAATAGAATATTAAATAAAAAGTACAATAAATCAAAATTTCGCTGTCCATCATTTGTTGGAAACCTATTATTCTCACTCGCACATGACTTGTCTAAAATTTCTTTTATACCGTAATGTGACGCCCTATTAATACCGTATTTCCAACGGTCAATATGTGCCGCTGTTGTATATACCTTATTATAACCAAACAAATAAAATGTGTCTTCACATTTTATTGCGGAATCTTTATCATAATAATCCGACCAATCTAATGAAAACGAATATGATTTATTTCTATTTATAAAATTGGTATTGGAACCCATATTAGGCGCGGTGCCACCTGTCCAATGTTCTTTTATATTTGGAATTAAATAATTGGCCCTCATTATTTGAGTTTGTAGTCCCGCCTCATTTTGCCATTTAACTTTAAACCTATACTTAGATTTAGTTGGTATACCGACTGTTGGGTCAACTGAAATAACTCGTTCCCCGAACTCGTTAGTAGTTACATAATCTAAGTTCATCGGTAGGTCAATTAACCAAGCACCGTTATCATCTATAACATTACCACCATCCTCTAATTGGTATTGTTCAAGTACTGGGTCACCATTCTCATCTTCTTGTATCGTTTGTCTTATGGCTAAAATCTCTCCAGGACCTGCAACCATATCACATAGGTTACCCGTATCTTTTTTAGGTCTACAATTGGCTTTGATATATTCATCATCATTTGATGACGTAATTGAACCCATGAAAGTTGAATGAGGTAAGATTTCAATACCCTGGTCAGATAAATCAAAATCGACCCTAGTTATTCCAACGTCACACATCTCATCTTGTCCCCAAAATGAACTAACATCTATATCTTTTATTTCGTGAGCTATCTGTGGTAGTGAGTCAATATTTTCAGAATCTTTAAATAGTTGACCATTAAATTGAGATTTAACCCCTCTACCCATTCTAATTAAATCGGAAGGCCTTAATGAAAACTCACCCATATTAGACAGGTCTAAATCCATAACAATTTTTTGACTACCTAACGGTACCCCCACAATCATAAAATCACCTGACGCATTGGTTCTTACAGAATACTTATAATACTTTTCATAAACCTGTAAAACTTCTTTACGTGTTAATACATCATCAACCGAAGGGAACGTCCCCGTAGCATTGTGTCCATAGTACTCATCTTCATAAGGTAAAAGATTATAACGATACCCATCCTCATTTTTAGTGGTTGGTGTTTTATATGGGTAAAGTGTAGATATTATCGGGTCTTCTTCATCCACACTATCTAAAGGTATAAAAATAGAAATATGGGCGTTAGGTACACCTAACCCCCCATTGGCGATAACACGACCTACAACGACCCCATAGTCGGCACAAAACTGTGTGTATAAATCCTCTTGTCTTAATTTTAAAGACAGAATTTCTAACGAATCAAAATCTTGGTCAATTTTAACATTAATATTTCTATCAACACCAGGTTCTGTTCTTATTCTAATTGATTTCGGCATAATTAGTTTTTAAGATAAATAGTTATTCATCCTAATTTTAATTTGATTTTGTCAAAAGTATATGGATAGATTTAAGAGAAGTCGACATTTTTAAGTGACTTAGCCCTTACTTTGATATCGTTATCGGGAAAACGAATTTGATACACCTGATTTGGTTGAGCAAAAATGGTATCATCAATTAACTTTATTTCTTTTGTTTGACTATCAGAATATCTTTGTGATGTTTGCGAATTAGAGTACCTACCCCCAACTTTTCCAAAAACCTTTAAGTCAGATAATGAAATAACACCTGGAATATCTTGAACGATTCTTCTAACATCTGAAACATTAACATTACTACCTAACTGTTGTCTTTGAGGTGAAAAATAACTATCTACAGAATTAATAATATTTGTGATAATTTGCCCTTGATTTTGAGTCGAATCCATAACAACTGATAAGTCAAATTCTAAATCCACTACGTTTGCACTTGATATGGAGATATAATCATTTATCATCCTATAATGTGATAAATAATTAGCAATATTTTGTTTTAATGTATTAGATACCGATTCAGTTAACTTACCTTGGGTGTCGTATGAAAGAATTTCAATTTTTATTTTATTATCTTCTTCAGTAATCGCAGCCTTAGCAGGTGCACCATATCTACTCGGCATAGTTCTAACTAATGAATTATAATCATTAACCGTTACCGCTCTTTTTTGTGCGGCAAAATTAAAGGATACCATATTTCTAACTTCCTCAGCAGTTGGTAAATCACCTCCACCGATTGCCGCGGTAACATTATTAGTTCTTAAACTTTCAATTACATTTTGACTAATTGTACTTGACGGTCCATTTACATCAAAAAATGTTGTACCAAATTGAGTTAATGTATCAACACCAATATTAGACGCCTTACCACCACCAACTCTATATTGTACAAATAATGTCGTGTTAGCCCTAACAGTAACACCTAAACCAATATTATTTTGATAATCTTGTATTCTTAACGGAACTCCCGTTCTTGTGAATTCTTGTAACTGTTCTTCAGGTGTTGTAGTACCACCACCAAAATTTATTTTACAATACCCTTCAGGTGTATATTCAGAAACAAATCGTGTTTCAGTCTCAATATACTTCCCAACTTTAATACCTGGTTGGTCAGCAGGTTTAGTTGGGTCCTCAACAAATATTTTAGACTCAGCCAACGCATCGACTTCATACCATTTGTTAGTTGAACTTATAAATTCATCATATGTAGGTGGAGACTGATAGTTAACCCCATCTTTTTGTATTATAGAAGTTATACTAATAACATTCTTTTCAGGTAAAAAGAATTCAAAAAATGGTCTAACATCGTTATTATTAATAACCTTTTTAAAAGTTTTAGTTAAACCATTAACTACAACCTCTCTTTTGGTCATAGTATAATTTATTAAACGATTATTGGCGTCAAAATTTGGTGTCTTAGTACGATTCGGGTAACCTTCACTATTATACTGTGAACTAAACTCAATGTCATTAGGGTTCTCAAATACTTGACCCCCACCAATAAACTGAGAACCCGCTCTCATAGTACCCAAATATCTCTCATCTTCTTGGTCACCTAAAGCCGGTACTGTAATTGATACATCAACTAAAGCGATGGAAGGTCTATTACCGGGTATTTTTAACCCATACGTTCTTGCGATATTATATATTGATGACTTCTGTTGAGCATATTGAAGTACCGTTTCTTGTATACTACGGTCCATATGGTAATGTAAGTTATCACCAATCGCAGCGTTTAAATCCATAAATACCGAATAAATGGATGCGTCATTAAAATTACCTATTAAATCAGGGTAATATTGTTGAGTGTAATTTATCAATTCCTGTCTTAAGGATTGAAAGTCTCTATCTGTGTATGAAATTTTACGGTTAGCCATATACTATTAAATATTTATAATCACGAAATCTTTTGATGAAAATGTACCACTAACAATTGTATAGTCAATTCTTAACTTTGCAGTATACTCAACCGCACTATCACTAGCTACTCTAAAAATTTGACCACCTAACTCATCATAGTTTATTTCACCAGGTAAAGGTTCCGCCTCTACATAAGGTTCTATTGTAATATCATTTATTTGTAAATTAGGTATATACTTATCTACAGCTTGTCGGACATCGGCTTTTATAGCATCGAATGTTGGTCCATCCATTGGTTCAAAAATAAACTCATAAATACGAGTTCCAAAATCAGGTAAATAATATCTACTTCCTTTCCTAGTTAATATTAAATGTAGTAAATCTGCCCTAATCTCCTCATCAGTTGATTGAGTCAATCTAAGGTAGTCCCCTTGTAAACTATCCCTGAATGGAAAGAATACACCGTATGTTTTACCGTTCGCCATATTTCATAAATATAAACACAGATTATTTTATCTAAATATAAAAGAAAAAAGGTTAGACGAATCTAACCTTTTCACATAAAATACTATTATTTTATTCCTTAACCTTCACATGCAACACATTGTAAATCATTTAGATTTAACTTTTTCCTTGCAAATGCCTGTGCCGAATTCATAGAATGTTGGTAATATAAAGTTTTAACCCCCAACTTCCACGAGTCAATAAGTAATTTATTAACATCTTTAGTCGGCATCTCAGGTGATACCATTAAGTTTAGAGACTGTGATTGGTCAATAAAATCTTGTCTAATTGCCGCCTGATTAATAATCGATGATTGGTTAATCTCAGCAAAAGTTCTAAAGACATCTTTTTGTTCGTCACTTAGGAAGTCTAAGTGTTGTACTGACCCATCAGCCTTTTTTATACTATCCCAAGTCTCTTTATTATCTCGACCCATAGTGTCTAATAATTCTTTCAACACTGGATTTTTTATAGTTACCTTCATCTTAGCAACATCCTTAACATAACAGTTAGACCAAATTGGTTCAATAGATTGTGATACCTGACCAAGAATAAATGCTGATGACGTAGTCGGAGCGACCGCATTAAGTGTTACGTTTCTTCTACCATAACCTTTTAGATATTCAGGTTCCCCAAATATTTCAGCTAACTCCTCGGATGCTTTATATGATTTATCTTTAATAGTTTTAAACACCTCAACGTTAAGTTTAGCGGTTTCTCTGGTATCAAAAGCCAACCCTTTTGATTGTAATAATGAGTGCCAACCTAAAACACCTAAACCAAGAGCTCTTTGTCTTTTAGCGAAGTTATAAGCTTTTTCCATATAAAGAAACGCCATTTTACCTTCTCTAGTACCATTGTCTCTTAATTCCTCTAATTTATTACAATATTCAGTAACTACTGCGTCTAAGAAATAAACCATAGTTTCAACAGCATCGGTATCTTTCCACTCATCGTAGTGTAACACATTCATTGAAGATAATACACAAACGAATGATTCATCTTCAGAGTTATGTAGAGCTATCTCAGAACAAAGATTAGAGTTATAAATTTTAGCCCCTTTATCTTGGTAAACTTTAGGTGCATTATTATTCATCGTGTCATGAAACATAATATATGGGTAACCAATTTCACCTCTTCTTTGGATTACTTTTGCCCATATTTTTCTTTTCTCATCGTCACCTGCAATCATTTCTTCCATAAATTTATCAGTCACTGTAACTGCGTGTGTTAAATCTTGGATTGAAGCCCCTTCTGTACCAATCTCTAAGAACTCCATAATATCTGGATGTTCAACGGGTAAGTAAGGTGAGAAACGACCTCTTCTTGTCGCCCCTTGTGAAATATTATCAACAACACTCTGAAATAAGTTCATGAAGTGAACCGCACCAGGAGCATGTCCATTGTCAGTTATCTTAGCTCCACGACCTCTAATGTTACCGAAGTACCCTGAGGTACCACCACCCATTTTACTCATTTCTCCAACTTCAGCTTGAGTAAATAATATTGATTCTATGTTATCGCTAACATTAGAACCAAAACAACTTACAGGTAAACCTCTAACTTTACCAAAATTTGCCCATACAGGTGATGATAACGAATACCATCCTTTACTCATATAGTCGTAAAATTTTTCAGCAAACCCTTCTTTACCTAAAAGTTTTTCTGCATGTTGTGCAATTGTTTTTATTCTATCTAAAGGTTCTTCACCTTCACTTAAATAACCTCTACGAAGAAACGTTATTGATTCTTCATTAATCCAATTAAAAGGTTTTCTATTTTTCATATTATTGTTTTATTATTGTTTTGTTTCTTTTTAAAATAAGTCGTTTGACGTTATTGATTTTTGTTTCTTACTATAGTTAATACTTCTTTTATTGAAAAAATCAGTATGTTTGGTCGTTAAAATCTCATCATCAAACCACTCTGTAGTTTCTAATAATGTATCATTAGTTTCGAATATACTGTCAACACCTATAGAATTCAAAGATACATTAAATCTATATTTAATGAACTCCATTGTTTGTTTTTTAGTTAAGAAATCTAAATCACCTTTTTCAAAAATCCAATTAACCACTTCAGTCTCAGCCTCGTAAGCCTCTTTAGTTGCAATAATTAAATCTTCAACTAACTGAGGTGTCCACCATTCAGGGTTTTCTTTTTTAATTAAATTAACTAACTCAAACCCAAATTCAGCATGAATATTTTCTTCTTTAGATGTCGCCTCAACCGCGTTACTAATACCCTTTAATTTGTTTTTATGTTTATTAAATGACATAATAACTAAAAATTGTGAGAATAACGAAACGTTTTCAACAAACATCGAGAATAAAACTATAGACTCAAAATACTCTTTATCGTCAACTGATTTTGAATTTGAAATCGCTTTCTCTAAATATTTAATTCTCCTTCTCACTTGTGGTACTTCTAATAAATTTTCAAATTCATTATTAAGACCTAATAGTTGTATTAAGTGTGAATATGCGTCTGCGTGTCTTACTTCCGATTCCGCAAATGTCGCACCGACATTACCAATTTCAGGTTTTGGCATCCTCTTATAAATGTCACCCCAAAATGATTTAACTGCAACTTCAATTTGTGAAATTGCTAACATCGCTCTTTCAACTGCCGATTTTTC